CGATGCGCAGGACCTGCTCCTGAGCTATCTTGACCGCCTGCCGCCGGGTCGGGCGGTGATCGGCACCAGCAACCTGCAACTCGACCTGCTCACCGAGCGGTTCCAGACGCGCTTCCAGTCGATCAAGCTCGCCGCTCCGTCCACTGAGGAAATCGCCACGATGCTCCGCCGCCATTGGCCGGTCGATGAACAGACGTCATTGCGGATCGCGGTGGGCAGCGGCGGATGCGTCCGGGCCGCACTGGCCGATCTGGAATCCTGGCTGGATGCGGAGGGGCTGTCATGAAAGCGAGAATCCATCAGATCACCTTCGACCGCAGCGGTCGTCTCGCCCGCACCGTCTTCCGATACCGCTCGCCGGACATGCGGCGGGAAACACCGGTCACCGTGGAATGGCGCGACGTGGCCGGCAGCCGCGAATGGTTCGCCCTCGGATGGTGCCCGCCGGATGCGTGGAAGGAAATCCTCCCCCTGCTCGCGCAAGTCACCCATGCCGTTGACACCATCCAAAGCGACGATGACGGATGATTCTCCCAAAGCCCGCACACTCGCCAATGGCATCGAAGTCTGGTGCAGCTTCGACAAGCTCGTGCCGGTGGGCGAACTGAAACCCAATCCGCGCAACCCAAACACGCACCCGCAGCGGCAGATCGAACTGCTCGCCAAGAACATCCGCTACTTCGGATGGCGGCAGACGATCACCGTTTCCAATCTCACCGGCCTCATCGTTTCGGGGCACGGTCGCCTGATGGCCGCCAAGCACCTCGGCGTCGAAGTCGTGCCGGTGGACTATCAGGACTTCGCTAGCGAGAACGATGAACTCGCCGTGCTGGTGGCAGACAATCGTTTGGCCGAACTTTCCACGGTCGATCTGAACGAACTCGAAAAAATCGCCAGCGAGTGGAAGGCCATCGACTTCGACACCATCCTCGCGGGTTTCGAGACTGCCGACATCGAAGGCCTGCTCAATCCGGGCGGCAATGACGATGACGAAGATGACGACGACCGTCACGACAAGGAACTCGACAAGAGCGACGTCACCGTCGCGGTCGGACTCTATCGGTTCCGCATCACTCAGGAAGAATTCATCGCGTGGTGTGACCGCGTGAAACAAGACGCCGGTTTCGACAAGGAAAGCGTGCTCAACGAAATCCGCAGCCGCCTCGGACTATGAACATCACCCTCGAATCCATCGACGCCGTTAGACCATCGACCTACAACCCACGGTCGGCAGTTGCCGAGCGGCTTGACCTGATCGAACTGTCGCTTCGCAAGCTCGGTTTCATCGCGCCGATCTTCGCCGACTCGGACGGCGAGATTCTTTCCGGTCACCAGCGCCACCTCGTCGCATCGCGCATGGGAGCCACGCACGTTCCTGTTTCCCGGACCAAGGCGCTCGACCTCGACCAGCGCAAGGCGCTCAACATCGTGTTCAACCGGGCAACCAACGATTTCGATTTCAACAGCACACCCGGACGGGTCACCAGCGAGTTGCAATCGCTGGACATCGAGGCGCTCGCCGCTCGGATTCCTGACAAAGAGGTCGGCAGCGATGGATTCCTGCGCTGCCTCAAGCCTGCGGAAGTGAGAGTGAAGGATCTCTGCAAGGTGAACTCGGGCCGCTGGATCCAGTATGCCCGCAACCTCGCCCGCACGCTGCATCGCCACGGCATCCTCATGCCCATCGTCTGCCGCGAGGATTTGTCGGTCATCAACGGTATCGGCCGTCTGGAAATGCTGGCGGAAAAAGGCGCGGCCTTCGCACCGGTCGTGTTCGTCACCGACGAGGAGGCGGAATTCGCCCGGGCCATGATGAATTTGCTCTCAATGGATTTCGACATCCACACGCGCTATGCCGACATGCTGCGCTTCAACTCGTTCCGCCGCGCACGCCGCGTGAGGCGCGAGCTTGGAAACGGATTTATCTTCGCCACGCACGGCGCGAAACCATGCAAGGACTTCGACATCGGCAAGGCATCCGACCGCGCCCGCTGGACCAAGGAACACGGATCGACAATCCTCGACTTCGGTGCCGGCCACTTGACGGAAACCTTCCTCCTGCGCCAGGCCGGTATCGACTGCACGCCGTTCGAACCCTATCGCCTCGGCCCCGGCGGCATCAACAAGGCGGAGAGTGTGGAACTGGCACGCGCCTTTCTAGCGGAAGTGGCGGCGGGAAAGGAATGGACCAGCATCTTCATCGCCAGCGTCTTGAACTCCGTGCCGTTCCGCGAGGATCGGGAGCACATTGCCTGCCTGTGCGCCGCCCTGAGCAAGCCGTTCACCAAGGTCTATGCCTGCGCATCGTCCGCAGGCGAGTCCGGCTGGCGGCAGGTCAACGGCAAGGCGTTCATGAATGAATCCAACGCGGGCAACATCGCGTTCCGCCTCGACTATGAACCGGGCATCCGCATCGGTGATTTTCAGGACAAGCCCAAGGTGCAGAAGTATCACACCGTCGCCGAGTTCAAGGATCTCTTCGGCACATTCTTCCGCTCGGTGAAGGTCGATGACTTTTCCAATAACATCAACGCGGCTTGCGCGTCGGCACGTCCCGTCGATCCAGCCCGCCTGCGTGCGGCCATCGAGTTCGAATTCAACCTGCCTTATCCGGACGGCACGCGCATGGATTTCGTGAAATGCGCCATGGACTCTTTCTCTCAACGTCTTCAGATTACCCTATGATCATCCTGCTAGACCTCAACTACACGCTGGTGGCGAACTCGCCCAAGCACGGCACCACGCCCGAGCGCATGGAAAAGCGACTGGCCAACGAGCAATACCGGCAATGGTTGGTGGAGCTTGTGCGGCCTCACACGGTCGTTCTCATCACCGCCCGCCCGGAAACCTGGACGATCAAGACGCTCGACCGCATCGAGGAGCAAACCGGTTGGCGGCCGCAAGATGCGTGCTTCGCGCCGAAGGGCTGGTGGAATCCACCTGCGATCAAGGAACATCTGCTCAAAAAAGACGTGTTTCCGATTCACGGCGATGACGCCCGCTACATCGCGATTGAGAGCAATCCCCGGACCCGCGAGATGTATGCCCGGTTCTCTATCCCATGCTTCTGGGTGACGACGGAAGGCACCTGCCTGACCGAAGGGACGCGGATCGTGAAGCGGTTGCCGCGTTGACATCCGGTCCGCGGGCATGAGTGAAGCCCAACGAGACGAGGTAATTCCACGCGGAGCCTGGCAGTTCGATCAGGAAGTGACCGCCGTGTTCGACGACATGCTCCAACGGTCGATCCCGCAATACAACGCGATGCGGATGGTGACCTTCGAAGTTGGCCGGCGCTTCGTGCAACCCGATACCGCCATCATCGACATGGGATGTTCCCGCGGCCAGGCGCTGCTGCCGTTCGTCTCCAACTTCGGCGCGGCCAACGATTACATCGGCCTGGAAATCAGCGAACCGATGATCGAGGCAGCACGCGGAAACTTCGCCTATCACCAGCACGGCAATCGCGTCAGTATCCAGTCAGCCGACCTGCGCCACGAGTTTCCCGGTGTGACATCCAGCCTCGTGCTCTCAGTGCTCACCCTGCAATTCACCCCCATCGAATACCGCCAGCAGATCGTGCGACGGGTGTTCGATTCACTGGCTCCCGGTGGAGCTTTCATCCTGGTAGAGAAGGTTCTTGGTGCCACGGCCAAGCTCGATGAGGCGTTCGTAAATCTCTTCCTCAACATCAAGCGGGAGAACGGATATTCCGAGAGTCAGATCGACCGCAAGCGGATGTCACTCGAAGGCGTGCTGGTTCCCGTCACCGCACGCTGGAACGAGGAACTTCTCCATCAGGAAGGTTTCACCTCGGTCGATTGCTTCTGGCGGCATCTGAACTTCGCCGGATGGGTGGCGGTGAAGCCATGATGCAACTCTATCCTTGAGCTTGTCGCGACACCGGCGAGTCTGCAATGTTCCTTCCTGTGACCCCGAAGTTCAACGAAATGGCCAAGGTGCGCGTCCGTTACGAAAACGGTCCACAGGAAGGTTATGTCGTGGCCATCAAAGAGCAGGACGGTCGCTGGCTCTACAAGGTTTCCCATCCAGATCAGGACGATTCCGCCGAAACTTGGGATAACTGGGTGCCGGAAGAGTGGATTGAAGAAGCGAGGTGATTCTCGTCCCGGTCTTTATCTCCCGCTTGACACCCGCCATGCGGCGTGGAGCCGAAAGAACTGTCACCGGACATCGCGGGTAAAATCCTCGACGCCGATTTTCAAAACATCGTGAAGAAGGTTGCGGCGGGCAAACCGCTCACTGTGGCTGAGCGTGCCCGCATCGAATCCCGGGCGGCCGGTAGCGTGGAAACGATGGCCTACACCAAAACGCTCGTGGAACTCGCCGCCGTGCTGGGTGTTTCCCGCCGCACGCTTTCGACCTGGCAAAAGTTGGAGGGGGCACCAAAGGCATTATCTAACGGCATGTGGCCAGTAGCAGACTGGCGCGAGTTCGTTCGGCTCCGCGGTTTGAATTCCGGACGCGTGCCGGTCGGCAACGAGGAGGCACTCAAGGCCCGCAAACTTCTGGCCGAAGTGGAGGAACGTGAGCTGCGCATCGCAGTGAAGAAGGGCGAATACGTCCCGCTCACCAAGGTCCGCGAGGAATGGATCGGTCTGGTCGCCCAGGCGTCATCCATCTTGCGGGCAAAATTCGAGAATGAGCTTCCGCCCGTGCTTTCCGGACTCGACGCCACTGGCATCCAGCGGGAATGCCGCCGCGCCATCGACGAAGTCCTGCGTTGCCTCCACGAAGGCTGATGGGGTGTTGACGTTGGCGGCAAGGGCATGAGTGTCCTCAAGGAAATCTGGCGCGAGGCGTGGCAACCGCCTGACCGTCGCCCCGCTTGGCAATGGTGTGAGGATCACATCGAGGCCATTCCCTATTCGCCCAATCCCGGACGCTTCCGGTCGGAGAACTCGCCCTGGATTCGCGAGGTCATGGAATCGCTGGTCGATCCGCGCATCCGACTGGTTTCGATCATCGCATCCGTCCAGTCATCGAAGACCACCGCGCCCGAGCTGACGCTCTGCTACATCATTTCCAACCTGCCGGGACCCGCACTTTGGCTCGATCAAACCGACGAGGATGCCCGCGATTATTCTGAGTCACGCCTGCAGAAACTCTTCGATCAATGCCAGCCGGTCGCACGGCTCATGCCAACGGGCGTTCATCGCCACAAGCGCAAGAACAACGCGATCCAGTTCACCAATGGCATGACGCTCTGGATTCTCGGAGCGCACAACAAGACCAACCTCCAGCGTCGTTCGATCCGCTGGTTGATCGGTGACGAAACCTGGCGCTGGCCCCAGGGGCACATGGCGGAAGCGGAGGCCCGCGTCACTGCGTTCGGCTGGCTCGGCAAGTGCATTTTCATGAGCCAGGGCGGCGAGGAAGACGATGACACCCACCGCAAGTTTGAA